CCTCAAGCGCGAATGGTGGACGCCATGGAGGCAGCAATCCTATCCGCCTTTTGATTATGTGATCGCCGCGGTCGACACTGCCTACACAACCAAAAGCGAAAACGATCCAAGCGCAATGACCGTCTGGGGCGTCTGGAAGGGCGGCGACCAAACGGCCGTAGTCACCAGGACGATGGGCGCGGACGGGCAGATGGCCATCCTTAATCGCCAATACAAAGAGGAGCACCCGCGGTGCATGCTCATGTATGCGTGGGCCGAACGCCTCGAGCTTCATCAGCTGATCGAGAAGGTCCAAGAGACCATGGACAACTACGGCGTCGAGAAGCTCCTAATCGAAAACAAGGCGAGCGGCATCAGCGTGGCACAGGAGCTGCGCCGCGTTTACGGCTACGATGAGTTTGCCGTCCAGCTGATTGATCCAAAGGGCCTCGACAAGCTCGCGCGTCTTTACTCGATTCAGCATCTATTCGCCGAAGGCCTGATCCATGCTCCGGACCGCCCATGGGCCGAAGCCGTCATCAATCAGGCTGCACAGTTCCCGCGCGGCAAGCATGACGACCTGGTCGACACGGCAAGCATGGCGCTAAAACACCTGCGCGAGATTGGTCTCCTGGTCCGCGGCGCTGAATGGACTGCCGGTCTCGATGAGGGTAGAATGCATATAAGCGATCAAGAGCAGCCGCTTTATCCAATTTAATCGGAACTAAAATGATTTATGCAAATGCCGTCGTCGACGTGATCGACGCTCCTCCAGCTCATGGCCATGGGCTCGGAAAGTTCAAAGTTACTGTCTGGGGTAAGGAGCCGCATGATTATGTGCGCGTCTATGAGATCCAAGGCAAAGATGATAATATGGCCGCCCGCGAAGGCCTCGAGCGTTTCGCCGAAGATATTACGCGCCTTTTGGAAGGCAAAGGGAACTGATCATGCCATTGACACCCGGGCTTAACCCTTCGATCCGCCAACAGCAGGAGGAGCCCGGTGGCGGCCTCGCCGGCCTTGAAGATATTCTTGTCGAGATTGAACAAGGCCACGACAAGCCAGAGACAGACGACAAGGGCAACATTCTGCGCATTGAGCATGATGATGGATCAATAAGCGTTTCGCTTGACGGGCAGCCTGTAGAGAGCGCGTGCGGCCCTGATAATCCAGAAGGCTGGTTCAACAATCTTGTCGACGATATTGATCAAGGCGAGCTGGCGGCAATCGCGGACGATATGCTGCGCGGCATTGAAGACGATTTAACAAGCCGCCAAGATTGGATTGAAGATCGCGCGCAAGGCATCAAGCTTCTCGGATTAAAGATCGAGATACCCGGCTTGCAAGGCGCAAGCGATGGCGCTCCTGTTGAAGGCATGTCGAAGGTTCGCCATCCGCTATTGCTTGAAGCGGTGCTTCGCTTTCAAGCGAATGCGCGCAGCGAACTGCTGCCGACCGATGGACCTGTAAAAGTAAGAACGGAATCGGACGATGACACAATCCAAGAAGACGAACTTGCAGACGCTCTCCAGGCCGATCTCAATCACTATCTCACAGCCATTGCTCGGGAATACTACCCCGATACAGATCGTATGCTCTTCATGCTCGGCTTTGGCGGAACAGCATTTAAGAAAATCTATTTTTGCCCTCTCAGAGGAAGACCAGTTAGTGAGTCCGTCGATGCGGACGATCTCATCGTCAATAACGCAGCAACAGACTTAACAACCGCGAAGCGTATAACGCATCGCGTTTATATGCGCCCAAGCACTGTGAAGCGTTTGCAGATCCTTGGCGTTTATCGCGACATCGAACTTGGCACGCCTTCATACGAAGGCAAAGATTCTGTGCAGCGTGAGAAAGCAGATCAGCAAGGAATTTCTGCAGAGGCGCGCAATCCCGATGATCGCGATCGTGAAATTTATGAAGTGTATTGCGAGCTCGATATTCCTGGCTTCGAGCACAAATACAAAGGGAAGGTAACAGGTCTCGAGATCCCGTATCGCGTGACTATTGATAAAAGCTCGAGGGAGGTTCTCTCCATTGTGAGGAACTACGATGAGCCAACGGGAGAAGAGGGCAACGAGCTGCCTGAAGCTCGCATCAATTTCGTCAAGTATCAGTTTGTTCCTGGTATGGGTTTTTACGATATTGGTCTACTTCATATTCTGGGTAATACCACAAACGCGGTTACTGCCGCATGGCGCGAAATGCTGGACGCCGGCATGTATGCGAATTTCCCCGGCTTCCTCATGGCGGATACTGGCGCGCGTCAGAACACGAATATATTCCGCGTTCCGCCAGGCGGCGGCGCGCTTGTGAAGACAGGCGGCATGCCAATCAATCAAGCTGTAATGCCATTGCCGTATAAAGAGCCTGGTCAGGCTTTGATGAACCTTGTCTTGAACATGGTTGAGACAGGGCAGCGCGTTGGCACAACGAGCGAGCTGCAGGTCGGCGAGGGGCGCTCCGACGCGCCTGTCGGCACAACGCTTGCGTTGATTGATCAAGCAACGAAGATCCTAAACGCCGTGCATAAACGGTTGCATACCGCGCAAGCAGAAGAATTCCAGTTGCTGGTTCGTTGCTTCCGCGAACACCCAGATTCATTCTGGGGAAGAAATAAAAAACCAAAACGCCAATGGGACGAAGCAACATTTCTTGAAGCAATTAATAATTGCGATCTTGTTCCGCAGGCAGATCCAAACACTGCAAGCCAGACGCAGCGCCTGATGAAGGTGATGGCGTTAAAACAGCTGCAGGCTTCTAATCCTGCAATGTATGACGCGAAGGCGATTGACCTTGCTGCGATGAAAGCAATTGGCTGGAGCAATCCAGAGCAATTCCTTGCGCCGCCCGAGCAGGCTGGCCAGATCCCGCCAGAGATGCAGAAGGTTATGGAGGAGATCAAAATCCTCAAGCAGGAAGCCGACGCGAAGAGCATGGTTGCGCAAGCTTCAGTGCAAGAGGCGCAGGTAGAAGGTCAGGCGCGCATGATGGACGCGCAGACAAGACAGCTAACGGCGCAAGCAAAGATGATCGAGGCGCAAGCGAAAGCTGGCGGAGAAGACGGCGAGTATCGCAACGTCGACGCAGAAGCGAAGATGATGGATGCAGAGACGCGCCGTCAGGATGTCGAGCTCAAGGCCATGAAGATGGGCATCGATGTTCACAAGCTGCGCGAAGAATCGGAGCATCGCGAAGCTGATCGCATACTTGATTCGCATCATCGCTCTGCAGATCGTCAGAGCCGTAGCGCACTTGAGCTTGCAAAATCGTTACAAAGTCAGGGCCCGCAGGAGACTGAATAATGGGAAGCATAATTGATCGCGCGCTCGACATTATCAACGATCACTTAAAAGATCAGACGTCATCGTTTCAAGTTGCATCGCCGTTAGCAGCTGGCAAAAGCATGGCTCGTGGCGGCCATGTTTTAGAAGACGATTACCCAACGCACTATTTGCCTGAAGTTGGTCGGCAGGTAATGGCGCGCGGCGGGTTCCCTCGGCAGCCAATGCCTCCAATGCTAGAGCCTGAAGACGCTGCGCCCCCTCCGCAGATGGGGCACAACATGCCTCCTGAGCCTACGCCAGTTCAGACGCCAACGCAGACGCAACCTGTGCCGGCTGCAATGGACATGGAAGGATTGCATCCTCAAATTATTTCGCAGCGCATGCCTACTGCTGTGAAAAGCCAAGAAGATCCAAACGATCAGGCTTTGACCGTTGGTCTTGAAGCCGCAAAGATGCATCCAAAATCTTTTGAGCATAACGTCAATTTGATTAAGACGTATGATCATTTAAGACCTGAAGAAATGCAGGGATCGCATGAAGAGGTTGCAGAGAATTTTATTAATCATTTAAAAGACAATTATCTTTTCTTGCATGATTTAATGCCAGAAGAGCAAAGAGCTCGCGCGAAAGAATGGTATGTCGGCGCAAATAAGTTTGCCAATCGCCTTGCGAAAGAACATCGCGCAGATCCCGCCGCGGCAGCCGCGTCTATTGCTGCAATGTCGCCTCAGAAAGATTGGTTTCAAAATGCCAGTCTTGCAGAGCGTTTATTTGATATTCACCATAAAGCTAAAGATGAAAATTATTCGCACGACATGGAGATGACGGCGAACCGTATATTTGGCAAAGAAAAGTTTGATGAGTTACTCGATAAGGTTCGTGGCAAGACATACGGCGACGTTGATGACCCGCGTTTAAAAGCAATCTGGGCACGTCTTTACGATGAAACATATCACGATCCATCACATCGTTTGATGACGCCAGAAGGTGTGATTGGTGATTGGGTAAAGAATCAAGATGGCTCCAATGCTCGTGTGTCTTGGGGATCAACGTCAGAAATAATGAAAGGCATACAAGCCTTAATGGGCGGCGCAACCCGCGAGCGAATTAGCGACTTGATGGGACTGCGCCACAAGATCCGCAATTTTTACAACAATATTCTTGATCCGCATTCGCCAACGCAAGACGTGACTGTAGACACGCATGCTGTCGCTGGGGCGCTTCTAGAGCCGCTTGGGGCTAATGCTACGCAGGTTTCTCACAACTTTAAGAATAGCGTTCAGGATGGCTCTCCAGCCGCCAAGGGCTCGGCTGAGACAGGGGTGCAGGGCACATACCCTTTTTATACTGAAGCCCTGCGTAGAGCCGCCTCTGAGCGAGGAATTGAACCTCGAGAAATGCAGTCCATTACATGGGAAGGATTAAAGGGCCTTTTCCCAGATACATTTAAAAATGATAAAAATATTGCAGCAGTGCGCGAAATATG